CAATATAGCTTTTCTTGCGATAATACTTTTTGCCCAAGGTCTCGTTCTTTTCATCATAGAACTTGCGTGAGAGAGCGCAAATAGGACAATCTTCGTCAAACATGGACAAACATGGAATACGATGAGTTTGGCCATTTACAACCAATTCATGTTCAAGTTTTTCCACTAGGAATTGAAGATTATTGTCTTCGTCAAGGTCTGGAAGGAATCGCACAACTGCTTGCGAATCTTCTGGCATTTTCCAGAATGGGTATTTCAATTTCCACGTTTGATCGCCACCGTCGCCAGAACCAGTAGCCTTTTTGTCAAATGCACCTTTGAGAGCGTCTAATTTGTTTTTGATTGTCATAAAGTTTCCTAAATTTAAAGTTGTAAAATTTTTTCATCATAAAATAAAGTTGCATCAAACTTTTAAAAATACAGCAAAAAGCTGCAAAGCTATTTATAAACTGGTGTCAGCTTTTGGGGGAATTTTATGTTCTTCACTACCTATGCATTGCACATAGAGAACATTTGCAGTATCAGGTTCAATTATAACCTGATAAGGTCAATAAGTAATCTTTTTCTTAGCTTCAAAATACATTTACGAGTTGGTCATACTCGTCAATCGTCGGTTCCTGCATTCGCATATACATATCTCTAATAATTTGTTCTGGCACCACTTTGTCTGGGCGGGACGCTTGGCGATCAATCGCGACTTGCAAGGGAACCATCACGTTCACAGCAACAATTTTAAACCCCTTAGCCTTCGCATCTTGAATCCATTTGGCCCTTGACTTTTTAGTCAAGTTGGTATTGTCGACGAATAGATTATCAGCTTTCAAAGCGTGCTGCCAACGCAAATTTACGAAATCGTCAAATTCCTTTTTATTGTTATTTGCTTTTTCAAATGCAAGGCGGTAAGCAAGTTTTTGTTCGCTTTCAGGATAATCCTTTCCGAGAAATGCCAAGCGGCATTCGTCTAGCGAAAAAGTCGAAACATTGGGTAGTCCTAGTTTGCTGTTTACAAACGTAGACTTTCCAGATCCAGGGACGCCAATCATAATATAACATGTTTTCATTTGGGGCTTTCCTCAAAAATAATCCATTTAGGAATGCAAATGTCCGCGCTTTGTGCTGGAACAATTACCCCATTTTCTACTGCGCACCGTTCAGCAAATTCTTTTGCTTGTGAAGACATTCTTGCAGCACCATGAATGATAAGAAGCGCAAAACAGATAACCGCTACCGCAATTACTGCGAGAGTGATAATTATACCCTGTTCAGAAATTGATTCATTTAAATCTTTTTCCATTCTTTCATCCAATCATCAACTGCGGCAAGTTTTAAATGCTGATCATCAGAAATCCGACCATGTTGATCTGATAACAGAAAATCCAAATAGGCTTCATGCCCATGTTCTCCAGCTCGAGCAATCAAAGAATCTTTTAAGACTTTCCGCTTGCGAGGGTTCTTCATTGAAAACGGTACATGGTGCTCAATAAAAAAGGCAATATTACCTACGTCATTTGCATCAATTTTGAGCAGTTCAGAAATCATTGCAAAGTTTGTCAAAGCGTAATCAACCCACATGCGAGCAGAAACAAGTTCGTGTCCATGATACGCCCTATATTCGCCCCGCTCTTCGGAAAACTTAATAATCTGTGATGGCGGTTTACCGATATCATGCATCAAGCACGAAATCATTGTCAACATGCGCTGACTATCAGTTCGCGACAAATACAAATTGTCTTTGTACCATTTGAGCAGCATCTCAGTATGAACTGAGACATTTTCTTCTCGGTGCCAAGGCGAACCTTCTCGAGTCAACTGCATATTGCGCCAAATATCGGTTTTCTTAAAACGCGATAAAAATTCTTCGAAGCGATCAATCATGTATTACAGCCTTTAGTTTGCATTGTGCTTAGATCAATAATTGGCGTAATCGCAGAAATTTTCCCGTTCTCTCCGACTACTGAATTATAAAGAATCCCATTATAACACGAGTGAAACGTAGAAGGCGTTTCACTTATGATGCGAACAAAAGCAGTAACAAGAAACCAAATCACGAACGCTATCAGGAATCGGTTCATGGTCAATCCATTCTAGATTCGGCGAATGCATTTATGCCATTAGCACGAAGAACTTCTGCAAATGCGTTTGCCCCTGCAAATTTTGCATTCATGCTTTGTGTCCCGTTTCCAGACGGGTCATAAACAACAAATCCTCCTTTAAATGCATCAATTTGACCAGCATCAAGTTCTTTTAAATGAGCGACAAATTTTCCCCGTGCTGGTCGAATACGAACCCAAGCAAATCCACAGGGAAACCATTGTTCTGGATTTTTGTCCAAATAATCAGCGGTTGCAATGCTTGCTGATTTGAATGCATCTTTTGCAATTTGTTCAACGTCCATAATTACTCCTAAAAAGAATCATCGCCTGCACAGGCTGCAGTGAAACCTGTAAGAACTCCCTGCAAATACGAAATTACGCATTCTGCAGAGCTTCCACTTCCTTCATCTGGTTCACCAGCACTATACGAAATATCGATTATTTGCCATGGTTCATCACCGCCTACATAGAGATAAACCCAATACACTGGATAAGTGCTAGATTTCTTCCACCATTTTCGTTCCAGTTTAACAACCGCTTCCACGACTTGGAAGTTTTCGCGAGTTAACCCACGAACAATTTCTAACAGCGAGTTAATGTGAACATTGCGTGTTGGCTCATTATACAGTTCGCCGTCTATAAATTGCATGCGTTAATTCCAGGTATGCGCCAATTCAACAAGTTTTTCCGCTTCATCGAGTTCAAAAGATATTTCAAAATATCCTTCAGAAGTCAGTTCGACGCCATATTGCGGTATCTCGATCAAGAGCAGAGTATCGCCAATCCTTCGTACTTCTCCGCCACCTCCGTCATACCAATTGATATAGCATGTTTCCTCATGCTTGAGTTGCTTTACCTTCTCGATATCTTTTTCTTTGAGCGTGTTCATTTATTCTCCTAAGTTAAGGGAATTATAACATTATTTCCTCGTAAAAGGCTTCGACAAGAGAAAACATTTCTTCATATGCCTCGATTTCCCACGGCTGCTCTTCATAAGAATAATGCTCGGCATCTTCACCAAGCCAAATGTGATGCCCGTCAATTATTTGCAGGCGCCCATCTAAAAATTGCTTAACATGAATAAACTCATGGGCAAGAGCAAGACACAATTCCATTCCGCTAACTTTAGGGTCCACTACTAAAATCGCAGTGTTGTGCTCCGAGAGATAGGTGGTCCCTGCTAACCCATCGAGTTTAACAGCCGCGGTTGTCATAATCCGCAGCCCTCCCTCTAATGAATGCAGCCCCAACTTTTTAGAAAAGCAATCAGTCATCTGGGAAATATGTTCCCGCTTCTTGCTTTTCCTAGTTGAAATAGAAATTATCATTTGAATGCGCGATTCTTTTCAAAGTCGCCCATGTCATGCCAATCTCGATAGCTATTGATTTTTGAAACATCAACATCTTTAAGGTTCCGATTGATATGTTCATCTGAACCAACGTTAATAAAAATGGCATGTTTACTAGAGCGTTCAACAAAATTTGGCCAAGCTTTTGCATCATAAGCTGCAGTTGACGGGAATGGCATGGTTTTTGCCGCAGGATGAGCTTTTAGAAAGGGCATCGTAGCAGACTCAACAACTGCATCTCCGATTTCGCCTTTATGAATATTGCGAGCGACTGCTACACCGAAAGCTTTCGCTTCTGGCCAACCAATCTGTAGAGCACGGGTCATTGTCCCTGTTGATACTGCACACCAAATTTCAGTGGGATTTAGCCCCAAATCTGTTGAAATATTTTTGCACATGTTGACTAGACCAGCAGTCACAGTCGCATTGCCAGATAATCCAAATGGAAGAAATTGTGCATTGTTATTTTCTGCCCATTTCTTTGCATAGGAGTTTAACACCGGCATGGCCGCAATACGAACAAATCGCATATCTACGTGAGGATATGCGAATAACGCCGCTTGATGGTTAGAAACTTCTTTACTAGACGGGCAAAAGAACACTACTTTTTTGTTATAGATCGCCGCCAGCATTGCGATAGCGTCCATAGCATGCCCCTGCCGAGGGGCACAATAAACAAGAGTATCAAATGGGGATTTTGCAATAACCTGTTCTGCACCAAAAGCTTTTAAGCCACCAGGGGCAAGGTCGGCACGGAGAACAAAGCGATCATCGCCAAATTTCTCTACAATAGGTTTGTCTACCTTTGTTTTGAAATCCCCCCACATTTTAAGATAATAATCTCGAGCGCTCTTACGATCCATTCCTTGCGGGATGTCTTTGTTCGTGGCGTCATCTGTAACTGTGAAAACATTTACTCCCAATTTTTTCTCCTGTAGTGTTGTGGGGAAATATGCACGCTAGATGCATTTTCCATGTATTTCTTAGCGTACTCTTCGCCATCCATATTGTACCATGTTTCAGGGGGTTTGACTACTTTACCGCCTGATTTTTTATTGAGCAGATCGATAAAGCAAAGCGTCATGTTTAAACGTTCTTCGCGGGACCCAAAGAACGGGGTCCCTTTAAAATAGCCAGTTTGCGGAAGTTTACGGCCTTCATGTTCTACTGGGACTGGAGCACAGTAAAACACTTCGCAGGCAAAAGTCTTTTCAATACTTTGGCCCTGCTTAACATATTCTGAAATCAGTTCGTCGAGATTAACCCCTGCATGGCGCAAAAGATGATGTCGAATATCAATTGACCCGAATGACAGCGTTATTTCCCCGAACGGTTTCAAGCCCCTGAAATTCGTAATGATACCAGAACCTAATGAACCGAAAAGAGTCTTCCCATTAGCACGAAGAACAATATCATTCGCCTGAGAAAAAGCCGGGGTATGAGAATCACCCACAGAAATGCCAGTGAATTTATTAGAAACCGATTGCAGATTTTCCTGTTTTAGCGAAGGGATGCCCTTAATTCGTTCACTTAGTCTATTACACCATTCGTTTGTTATCTCTTTGCAAGTAGTCGGTGCACCAATTCGCTTACGAAGCTGTTCGCCCCATGGAGGCATATCATAATCAAGGGAGACTACATTCGGATGCTGCATTACCCGATTAATGCGTTCATAGATTTCCTTTGTTGCTCCTCCGAAGAGGTTCAGAGTTCCGCCAAAATTGACGCCATGTTCTAGGAACACCTTTTCGTATTTGTCGATATCTGGGGAGCAACGATGATCAATTTCGGCTCCCAGTTGTTCAGCCCAAACAAGCGACCAACCAAGAACATGTGAATTTTTTAATAACGGTATATTGCTAATAGGATTAGTGATTACGTTCATATGATTCCTCACGATTAAATTCCGAAAATCTTTTTACCGTCTTTTCGTTTTGCCAAATCAAAAGTTTCTGGAAAGATCCACTGATAGGGAATGCGTTTAGTGGGGCTTTTAACGCCATGGTTAATAGCGATGTGTTTATAAAATAGGCATGTCTTATCTTCGACATTAACCCATTTTTGTTCTTTCATGGGGTTCCTGACATCATTACAAAGCAAATTCATTTGCTCAAGCCAAACGTGACCATACTTATTGTCAGCGACAAATTGACCATTTGCATCAATGTGATATTTTACTTTTCCGTTAAGGCTATTCCCGCCAAAAATTTGTTGCATGCCATCAAAATGCCCAGTCCCGCCAAATAATACAGAATTTGGGTCCACAATATGCGGATATGCAAATGCCATATATCGTGCAGTATTTTTACACGGGTATAACGGACTTCTAAAACCTTGATGGGTTTTAAAATATGTTTCTAGCCGTTTTGCAAATTCCATCATAGTAAATGGTCGACCCATTGTCTTCGGTTCGTCCAATAGCGATTGCAAATCTTCACCGGCCCTTAATGGTCCACTAATCAACCATTCTTTAACATTAGTGCTTTTTGGAAAATAAATTTGAAAAAGATCATTACGAGCATGACGTTCAGTTTTAAATCGCTCCTGTGTTTTTGGAATGCCATCATGCAATAATGACATAAATGTCCCCCAGTGTTCATTGCTGAATGAAAACACAAGAGTTAAAAACAGCCGCATTTTGTTGTCAGTAACTAAACGCATTTCATCTACGAATGGATGTTCATGCCAATGCAGCCTATGAGAAAAAATTTGATAGTCTTCTCTCAGTAAAT